TCTTTGTAATGCCGTCAGTAATCTTGCTTCCGGAATCGATTGTGATACCGATAGTAGACGGATTAACACCAGAATCATCATCTGTAACAGTCCATGTGATAGTTGGCTTGTTGTTGACAAGTGTTGCAGATGCTGTTGGATTTGTGACTGTAATTACCGGAGCGACCTTTTCTTTAACGGTTAATCGCAGGGAACTACCGATTGCGGAATCTGTTGCATCTTTGGTGGTCACGTTTCCAGCATCGTCCGTTGCCTTGATTGTTATTCCGTAATAATGTCCGCTCTGGCTGTAACTGGACTTATTTGGAGCTGTTACTGTAGCTTCATATTTGCCCGTATTACTGTTAAAAGTAAGGGTGTAAGTCTGTCCATTTACAATAGCTTGTACTTGCTTTACTGACATTTATGTACCTCCATTTCATAATTCATTCTATATTTAACTTTTCGCAAAGTTTATTAATAAGTTTCTCTTGTTGGTCAATTTTCTTTTTCTGTGCTTTTAGCATTGCAAACATAGCCGGAATCATGATACGTTCATTCCAGTCTTCAACAAGTCCATTGGCGTGTCTGGTGGCTTCTGGAAAATATTCTTCTACGTCTTCTGCAATGAACATTGGGATATATCTTCCTTCATTCTCATCCCCTTCAACTAGATATCCCTCTTTATATTTCGCCCAAAGTGGTTCAATATTGTACCATTCTTCAATTTCTTGCTCCGAAATATCGCTTCCGATATCTTTATAGCGCTTTGAAGATGAAGATTTTAGCATCAGCTGTTTGTATCCTGTACGTCCATCCCAACAAACAGTATTTGATGATGTCGTATACTCCATGTCTCCTATCCTTGGTGATTTTGCGAAAGATGCAGGATTAGCAACAGTTAAATCTTCAAATGTACCAGCGTCAGCCGATACCTCTGTAGCATATATGTTTAGACTGTTATTATCCCAACTGATTCTCCAATTTTCGTCACCTCTGATTTCAATATCCGCTTCATTGCCGAAAAACTTCTTGATATCAACAGGGAATATTCCATCGTTTGAAAACTGTACGCCTGTATATTCCATGTACTTTGAATTTTCTTCGTAGTTTGTGAGTACAGTATATCCAGAGCGATCAATTAATCCTTTAACAGCATTGCTGGCATCTTTAATTTTCAGATAACCGTTCCCATTCTTTTTGCCGCCCAAGGTAACTGTTCCACCAAGAAGAGCATCAAGGCTGACGTAGAGACGCCCATTGCTATAATATAATCCCTTCCAAGCCCCGTCATTAGTCAGAATGCTAACTATTTGCTCCTGCGTCAAATTGTCTATATCAATAACGACCGCCACGCTCTGCATATCCATCAATGTCGTAGTTCCACCGGATGCGTACAGCTTGCACCGAACATTCGTGACATCCCTTGGAATACCGATAGTAGAGCCGTTGGAGCTTGAAATAGTTTCGCTAGAACTATTGGTCAGTATCGTATAAAGATAATGTGTCACCGTATCTTCATCCGTTGAACTGGTGTAAATGGTTTTCCATGTATTACCATCAGTAGTCTCTTCGATCACGAATCTGCCCTTATACGCATATCTGGTAGCCGAATCACCGTCTCTGTAGTATGCGTTAAATTTCAAAAAATTTGGACTGACATTCTTGTCTGCTCCACGTTTCAGCACGTTACAAGACGGCTCAATGATGTAGGTTCTTCCCGGTTTTCCATCAGCTCCCGTCTCGCCCTTAATCTTACTCCATGTATATTTTGTCGGGTCAGTGGAATCTGTCTTGGTGGTATCCGTATACTGGCCAATATACAGTTTATTAGTTCCATCAGAAACCGAAAAGCCTGTCTTTCCATCAGCACTGTTCGCGTAGGCAATATGTAGATAATACGTCTTTCCGTCTGTGCCATTCGTTCCAGCAATACCATCTTTACCATCAGCCCCCTCGAATTTTGACCACGTGTATTTCTTTGGGTCTGTGCTGTCGTTCGGTTCGTAGTCTACATAAGTGCCGATATATGTGGACGGAGTTTTGGTCATCTGGCTGGATGATGTCGGATTTGCCACGGAACTATATTTTATGTGGAAATATGATGTCTTGCCGTCTACTCCATTTGTTCCATCTTTGCCATCTTTTCCGGGAACTCCTTGTTCGCCCTTTTCTCCTTGTAGACCATCTAGTCCGTTGACTCCGTTCTTCCCGGCTTTGAGCTTGGCGATTGTGAATCTCCTTGTGATGGACAAGGTTTGCAGGTAAGTGGCTTTAATATCCACCCAGCCATTGTCGGCACTCAAACCTGTGACTGTATAGGTGTGCGTATCGACATCCCAAGAGCCGGTTACACTGTCTGATTTTGTAATGGTATAGCTACAATCATTTGTGATATCTGACGAGCCGTACATAACTTTCGCTGTAGTTGCCACTGTTGGAAATACCGGAATGTTTCCGTCTGCGTCAGATGTGATCGTCTGCATATCGTTCGACAGCTGGAATGTCATATTCTTGGCAGATGCAATATTGTTGTCCATTTTTGTCAGTTTATCCAGCAAAGAACTACCACCAATTACAACATTATCACCACTGATGATTACTTTTTTGGTGTCCATATCAACCTGGAAGATTATATTTCCACTCTTATCCTTTACGGTAATCGCACCTGTGTTAATCCAGTCAGCATTTAATCCTACGGCTGTGAGGATTCTTACAATCGTATCACCATCTACTGTCATACCACCATTCCATGTCTGTCCACCATCTGTAGACACTCCCCATGCCTCAGAAGTCATTTTCCAAATTGCCTGAGATTCTGCCAGAGTTGGTTTGTCGTGTAAATAAAAGATTTTGCTTCCATTTTCCTGTGGCTCAACAGTAGTATAAACTCCTGTGGCTGAATCAATTCTTTTTCCAAATTCTTCAAGAGCTTTTTCTCTCTCGGTTTTTTCCTGCTTAACCATATTTCTTGCAGTAACAAATGCCTGCGTCGCCTGGGAATATTGGGTGCTGCTATTTTTAGCAGCGCTTTTGGCATTACAAGCTATCTTCTGACCGGATCCCGGTTTCAATGTAGTTGTGGTAAGTAGCGATGTGTATATTTTCCCATTTCTATCCACAATAATCAGTGAATCTCCGGCTTCCAGAGCCACATCTGTAGGGCACTCGGATTCAAATGGTCTAAATCTCATGCCAACGCATTTTTCGGAGATTATTGAAGCGATTGTCTGGCCATCGCCAACACGAATTAATTTATTACCAGAAATTCCAAGTACATATCCCTCTGTACCAACCATGTAAGTTTGCGGATTATCAGAAGAGGATTCGCTGTATTCAGTTACTTTCACGCCTGTGATTACTACATCTGTATGATGCGGAGTAAAACCATAGGTGGTTTCTATTTCAGAAATGTTACCTTTTTCGTCAGTTGCAAAAAGCCTCAATATGCCATCATTTTCCAGAAATGTTCCGTTATTTGCCGATAAAATACCATTTGCACTGGATAATTCAAGCGAGATATTGCTATCATCTTGCGTTTTGAGAACTCCAAGATCATTAATAATGAGTTCTTCTTCATTGATGCTGCTATACCAACCGATGCACAATCTGCCATATTCATCGCATCTCATCCACTGACAGCCAATCTGTGCAACCCACTGTAGAACCTGGCGAAATGTTAAAGCTTCGTCATTTGGACGATTCTGCACGATATAATCATCTCTGTCAAATGATGTTGTTTGCAAAGTAACCCCACATACCTCGCAGGCATCTCGTACAATCTGCCCTCTGGTTGCCGGATACTTCAATTTGCTGTCTGAATAGTTCCGGTCAAACTTCCGCATATTATCTTCGCACGTAAGGTCTATGGTCACCGTTTCGTCTTCCGGCTGTTCAATAACTGTCACTGTACAAATACGTGTTTTTTCAATAACCGCATTTTTATGAACTATGATTGTATCACCGGTTGAATCCAGTATTTGTTCTCCAGCTGAATCTAACAGTTCACTTGTATCCTCATTTTCAATCTGTAATCCAACATAACATATGACTTCTGCTCCCTCAAAATCGTAATCGGAGTACTCACCGTCAAAATTATTAATGCTAAGATTCAATACATTGATGATTGCAGAACCGATGTCAAAGCTACTATCATTAGATACGGAATCTTCGAATTCCATTCCGTTTTGCCACAGATTGGCACTGGTCAGATTGAGTACAGTTCCGTCTGTAAGTGTGATATCTGCATACTTGAGGTACTGCACGTCCATTCCGTTCTTGACTTTTTCTTTCCATCTGTTAGATAATTTTCTCATGCATCACCTCTCAATCACATCAAAACTGATAGATTCTGTTCTCTGGTTTCCATGCCACCACCATTTAACAGGCGCACTCCTGTCACCAACATAAAATGTTCTGGTTTCGTATTTTCCAGACATCATATCTGGATATGTAATTTGGATGTACTCGGGATTGAACGCTTGAAGAATCTTAGCTGTAGTAGCCCAATCTTTACCTTTCCACTGCAAAGCTAATTTCCTTTTTTGCGCTACCCTGTTTTTATGCATGACAGAGTCATCAGATCTTCCTGATTTTGCCGCTGATACGTCCTGTAATCCCCATGTGTAGGAAGACGGGCAAGGCATCGAGACACCGTTTACTTTTAAAAATATTTCTGCCATATAACACCTCATAAAAGAAAAAGCACCTTCCCGAAAGAAGATGCTTAATTACACGAAAATAGCGCCTATCGCTCTGATAGACGCTTTATGATTCTTTATTATATCACATATACAAGGTGAGATTCAGTAAGAAAAAGTTATATTAATGTTTCTTTTGGATATCAGAAATGAATCTTTCGAAGTGCTCTTTGCAAAATGATTCATAATCCGTGTTTCCCATAAGAATTGCCCGATTTTTTCATCCTACCATTTCTCCTTTAACTGATTAATTGGTGTTCCAACTACTCCGGCACTTTCCCCACTGTCGGTTGCTTTGAAATAAGCACCTTCGATTTGTGGATACATAAATTCGAACATCAAATAATTCGCAGCATCGCAAAGATACTCCGTGTTACCGGTTTCTTTATATTTTTTAATGCACATATCATGAGATTCTATGGCATTTACCAATTTCTCGTCGAAATTATCTTTTGCAGTGCCGTATTTGTAAAAACTGACTTCTACTCGATTTTGCCTCAGTTCGTCAAATCTGTCTGAATACTCTGCTGGCATTTCTTTTCCAAGTCTACTCATTTCTTTCTCACTTTCTAATTAATTACTGTATCGTTTTCCATCTAAAATCCATTTGAAGCATCTATGCGAGGAAATAATCGCCCTCTGTATTTAAAATAGATTTTAGGCTGTTTTATTCAATGAATATCTGTCCTTCATATTTTTCAAATCTGTACTTCTGTGAAATATCTGGATATTTTTCTTTATCAACCAAACTGTAAAACATTTTTTGTGGTCTGGCATATAGTTTTCTTTCTCCATACAAAGCACGGTAAATTATCAGCGGTTCGTCTGTCTCTGTATGCTTTGCTTCGCCGACAATCTTATACAGGTAATCATTGCTCCGCAAATCACTGACGGTTTCTCTCTTGAAATGTTTTACTATGTCCCCCGGTTCAAACAATGGTCTGTCTATTGGCATATTTTCATTCCTCCCGTTTCTGTTTCACGCGGTTATACAAAATGTTCTGTGTCTTCTCCGTGAAGAACAGCCAGATATGATAATCGCAGTCCATATTGTTGTTTTTCCCAATGTCAGAGCCGAAATATTCGTCCATCATGTCCAGATAATATTGCGGTTCCTCGTCCTCTTCGACTATTCCGTCTTTCACCATATCCAAGTCAGCATTTCGAATCATACTCAGAAACTGGTCAAGATCATTGGCATAAACCATCGGGTGTCGTTCTCCCCGATACTGTTTGAATTTTTCAAAGAACTGTTTGACCAATGCCATAGTCAGACAGATGTCATGGTCTTTCAAAATATCTTCTTTGTCCCCGTACAGAGAATTAAATCCATTGTACAGGATTGTCGGTAGTTCTTCGTCTTTGTAATCGACAGAGCGATTATTTTTCGCATGTGCGTACCGTTCCTGCTTCTGCTCTTTCGTTCTAGGTGGTATATTATTAATATTTATATTTATATTATTATTAGGAGCAGAAGTCTTTACTCCTTTACCAGACGATGGTAAAGTCTTTTCCTCTGTACTTGATAAAGTACAGTCTTTATCTGTATTCTCTGTATAGTGTTCTCTGTAAGTAGTCTCTGGTAATGCTTCTGTCGAATTGTCGGTGTGCATTTCGTCATTTTGTCTATTTGCACACGGACAATCTGACGTTGAAATTTCAACAGTATCTTTTAAGACTTTTTCAAGAACATCTTCGTCAATAGAATACCATTTAGTTCTGTCCCTACTATCCTTGTTATAATTGCCTGTAATAACAAGACCGGAATTTACCAAATTTTTAAATGCTCTTTCAACAGTTTTTGTTGACCACCATGGAAAATTTTCTTTTCTCCAATTTTCCATGGTATTGTAGCTCCAATACTTTCCGTCGTGATAATTTCTTTTTAACTTTTCATTAATTTCAAGCCAATAATAAATTTGTCTTAAAACAACAGCTTCATTAAGTCCTATTCTTACTGCAAGTTCGGAATTTATAACAAGATTGCTTTGAGTAGATAAAATAAGATCTGATAATTTTTTATTCATAGTAGATAACCTCCATGTCGTTAATGTGTGACTGCCTTGTAGCCACAGATCCATGATTTATAAAAACAACAGGCAGGTGCATCATGGAATTGCACTTGTCCCCCGTCGGGTTAGCCTGTTGGTTTTACCAGACAAAAAAAGAGCACACCAAAGAATCGTGAGGTTTTTCCCTCGTTTCATCTTTAGCGTGCTCTTTTCAACAAATGTAATAACTATCTCTCGTTTAGTATATCAAATTTTACCGCAAAAATCAATATGCCGGGGACGGATTCATGCGATAATCTGTGTTGTTCTGAGCCTTTGTGACAATTCGCGCCAGTTCACGTTCGTTCACCTTGATGCTGTTCATGATGTACTCTGGTGAAGAACCACCAAAGCCACCATTGTTCATCAAAGCAGTAACTACGCCACGCTCGACAGCTTCCATGATCTCATCTTTCGTAAGTCCCATGTTGCCGTCATATCCAGACATGATACTGTCGGCAATGGATTTCATGGCTTTACGATTTTCCAAAGGAAGAACGGCTTCCTGTCCTGCTTCGCCTACACCAATGACAGATGCATTTTTGAACAAACCACCTTTAGCGTACCAGTTCGGACTATAGACAGGGGTTGAACTGGTACCACCGTTCCCAAGGCTATGTGTTTTCCACTGAGAAATATAATACGAAAGCGTAGGCATTCTCACGGATTTCATTCCATTTCTTAATGATTGAGCCGCATTATGACCAATGCTGTACATATCACTGAATGCGCTGCGAATAGTTCTCATAAAGCTATTTAAAGAGCTATCCATACTCTTTGACATACTTCCAGAAACATAAGAAGAGATATCTCTTCCGATATTCTCCCATTTCTTATAAGCAATGTTGTACTGACTTTGGAAATGGCTTGTTACAGATTTGTCCATATTTCCAAGTTCTGTACTTACGGCATTTTTCATCTCCCTTGCCTTTAATGTGGCTTCTCTGGAAGAATTGCCCCATGAACTCGTGGTAGTGCTTTCCATGCCTTTCATGTAAGTATCGGCTTGCTTCTGGATTTCCGAGAAATCATCTGTGGCACTCTTGGCCATTGTGTTTGTAGCTGACTGAGTATCTTTTGATGCCTTACCAACAGAAGAGGAAATTGTCTGCTGTGCACCAACGATATTTTTGTCCGCTGCTGACTTTGTAGCTATTGTTGCGTTCGGGAAATCTTTCGATAATTTACTGTTCAATTCATCGAGCGGAACACCTGCGTTTTTCAATGAAGTATAAACTGCATTTAGTGCATCAGTTGTATTGCTGTATGGGACTTCACTAATCATATTCCATGCAGTCGTATAATTTCCCCCAAATTCAGTGGAAGAAAGGCTCAATGCGTACAGAGTATCTTTCAAATTATCAACGCTGATCTTTGACGTATCAAACTTGCTTGCAGCTTCAGACACGCCTTCTCCAAGAGCAGAAATTTGATTGGTCATGCCTTCAACAAATTCAGCCGATACACCTGCCTGTGCGCCATACTGCTCAAGAGCTGTTCTAGCCTGATCGGATGAAACACCATACTCTTTCAGTTTTTCAACCATATCAGCATACATTTCGTCATGAGTTTTTCCAAGTTCTTCGTCCTTTTCAATCAGTTGCCATAATGATTCTGACTGCTCATTAGTAAGATTCGCTACATTAGTAAGCTGTGTTGCGTAATCATGGAGATAACCACCATACTGTGTAGTCATTCCATTACCACCTTGCATGGTCTCAAAAAGTCCTGCTAATTTCTTGGTAAGTAATACTGCACCATCTACTGCAAGAGCAATTCCACCACCAGTTGCAACAAGTGAGCCTAACGATGTCCCAAGAGCCGGAATAGTTGTTGAGACTGCTTCTGTGATTGCGGGACTCAGCATACCTTGTACAGCTTTAGAAAGATTTCCAAATACAGTATCACCTGTAAAAAACTTAGTAATTGTATCAACTAATGGCATGAGCTTATTACCAATAGCAAAAACAGCCATTGCCTGAACAAATGTGCCGGCAGATGTTGTTCCGAGTCCTTCCCAGATTCCACCAAGAACGTCTCCGATAACCGTAAGTAACTGTGCAAGATGTTTTCCCCAGTCAATTTCACTGAGGAATACGCCTACATTGTGTCCAAACGCTTCCCAATCGACACCCCTTGCAATCTCGATAAGTGACGTGAGTAATTTGTTAATAAATTCTTCTAACTTCTGTCCATTCTCTTTCCAGTTGAATTCTTGCATGAATGTGGTGATTCCATTTGTAATGTTATCAACAAGATTTTCCCAATTAAAGCTTGCTGTAAATGAAGCCAATGTATCAAAAGCACCATTCAATCCAGTTGCAAGTGTATGAGCAATTTCACCGAAATTAATCTTTTCAAAGATTCCGTTCAAGCCTTCTGCGACAGCTGTTCCAATTTCTCCGTACTGGAGATTTTCTACGAAGCCTGAGAAAATATCCCATCCACGCATAAAGGAATTTCCAAGCAGATTGCCGAAGTTTTCCCAATTCACTTCACGAACAAGGCCAGTGATACCATTGGCAAATTTAGCACCAAGGTTCTTCCAGTCGATTCCTTCCAGAAGTTGGTTTGCAGTATTTACAATAGTATTCATACCAGCTCCAACGGTACGCCCCATCAAATCCCAGTTGATATTATCAACAAGGCTGTTGAAAGTCTGGGTGAACGCACTGGTGAATTTAGTGATGTACGGGCCTACGTTATTCCAGTTAATGAAATCATAAAGCTTTTGCATTCCCCAGTTGATGCCATCAGCCATGATTTTTCCAAGGCCTTTCCAGTCTTTTCTCTTAAAGGCATTTACAATGGCATCTGCCATTTCATTTGCCCTGTTGGACATTTTCTTGAATGCTTCGTCCCATGCTTTTTGATATGCAGATAAAGCATCGTTCAAAGCTGCATCAAGTGCTTTGATATGCCCCAAACCGCCTTTTCCAGAGCCAGAAGATGGATTACTTGTACTACCAGAATCAGAATTGTCATTAAGCTGATTCAGTTCATCAAATGAAAGAACTGACAATGTTTTTTTGAGTTTTTTAGCATTCTTATTTGCAGTATCAATAGAATCACTGGCATTATCCATATTATCTGCAATATCTCCGGTATCTACAGAAATACCACCAGTAGATGATACAAAGTTAGACAGTTTGATTCCAAGAAGTTTTGCAATATAAGCGAACATTCTTTGTATTGCGATTACTATTGCATTGATATATGGAAGTACTGTTTGCAGTATAGGAATGAATAAGGAACCTATTGTTCTACCAAGGGATGCAAAGTTAGATTGAAGCATACGAATCTGATTTGCCGGTTGATTGATTGTGTTTGATAAATCAGCCCATGCATACTTAGAGTTGTTCAGCAAGATAATCGTTCTCAAAATCGTTTTATCTGCCTGAGATAACTTTGATATGCTGGTGTCGATTCCCAGATTGTATAATTCTTGTTGCATATTAGCATTACGGATATTGATGCCGTACTTGTCCATTGCACGGCTCATACCAGTCAAGCCAGATGCCATGTCCTGCCATACATCCTCGAAGTCCATATTTCTTACAGATGCAAGGTCTGCGCCAATCATAGTGAGTACATTAGACAATTTTAATGCAGTCTCTGATGTATCTCCCATAGATGATGCCATCTGCGCAAATGTTGCCTGATACTGCATTGTCTTTTCTGGGTCAAGTCCAAGACTAGCGGTATTGGTTCTAGCCAGTTCACCAGTATCTGAAATTTCGAATCCTGTCAGTTTCTGTGAAAGCTGTTTTGCCCTTTCCTGGAATGAATTTGCATATGCTTCAGCGGATTTTATGCCACTTTTTTTCCATTCGTCAGTGTTGATTCCTTCTGCCACCTGATTGAACGCAGAGTTGAAATAGTTCAGGGTCTCTACATAGTTCATTGCGGATTCTACTGGCGATGTCAGAACATCTAATGCTCTTTTTACGAGGAAACCTTTGGCGTAAAGAGTACTCAACTTATCAGTTACTGAACTCATAGGATTTGACAATCTTCTTATTTTTTCACCAGCTTCAGAAGATGCATTTCCAATACCTGCGATTGCAGATACGGCTTTTCCGCCTAAAGAAATAGCTTTTGAAGCAAATTTTTGAAAAGCATTTGCCAGCCCATTGATTACAGTACTTGCTTTTGAACCTAACGAAGAAAGCGTGTTAAATGAATTCGAAACGCTACTTGTGGCACGCCCTACTTTGCTTCCAGACGATGCTAATACTGCAAGAGCTTCTGTCATTCTTATTGTGCTCGAACTGATATCTGGTACGCTTTTCATTACGTCAAAAAACTTTAAAACCTCTTGCGCGAGAGTCGATAATTGACTTGCAGTCTTTCCGGTTTTATCTCCTGCACTAGCTAATTTTCCAAGAGAAGTAATAAAAGCATTGGTGGATGCTGATACTTCGCTCATAGAGCCTAATTTAGTAGCCGCATTATTTAAACCTGTCGCAAGATTCGGAAGTTCCTTTGATACATTGCCGATATACTGTCCTGTACCGACAAGTTTAGCTATAGCGGTTGTGAACCGGCTAACGCTCGGAGAAACATCTGGAATAGCATCAAGTTTCTGCATCTCAGTAAGAATTTTGCCTAATTTCCCTGTATCAAACTGACTGAAATCAGATTTTCCAAGACGATTGATAGCGTTTATAGCCGCATTCAATCCATTTGCTTTAAAATTCACGTTACCTAAACTTTTTAAAGAATTGGAAAAATTATTTAACCGGCTTATGTCAAGATTTCCAAAGGCAGTGTTTAATGTATCTAATTTTTTTACAAGGTTATTAATAGACCGCACCGCCTGAGTTGTGCTACTCTCTATTTGTATATTGAGGGTATCTATGGTATTATCGGCCATTAAAGCACCTCCTTTTAATCAAAAAAATAAAGGGCAGACAAGACTTTTAATCCTGCCTGCCCTCGTCATTATTACCATGATTCAGCTCAAAATTTGCTTGCATGAGTTGCAATGTCATGAGCAGCCTGTCACGTTGCCGCTTCTTTTCTGTTTCAGAAAGATTCTCTTCATCCTCTTGCTTTTGCTTTTCGGCTGTTTGTGAAAATGGTTCTTTAAGGTATTCAGTCTTTGACTTTTTACCAATAAGCACATTTGCAACCGCAGTCTGCACAGCACACATCGTGTACATGTTGAACTGCCATGCTTGCGAATCAGCCATTTTTTGTTTTAATTTGTAGGCTTCCATATATGGTTCTAAATCATACGGTGTAGAATCCATAAACTTTTCTTCTGAAACGCCGATTGATAAATACAATGGAAGTAACTTTTTATGAACTACTTCTGGAAAAGTTAGCTCTTCTTGTGATCCTGCGGAGTCTTCGGAAGTTTCTTTTCTTCCTCCGATTTCTCCTCCATTGCTTTTACCATTCCGGATAAAAAACCGTTCTTTTCAAGCTCCTGACTTGCTTTTTCAAATAAAGTAAATCCATTATGAGGATTTTCCTCTGTGGATTCATCTTCGTAGTCGTCCAGAAGATCGCACACTTTATCGTATGCAATTTTCTTTTCTTCTTCGGTTTCATATCCGAATTCATCCTTGTGCTTTTTTTGCAATCCTACCAGAATCAGTTCTGGAAGCATTTTAATCATATCTTTCGGATTGTTGATTGCTCCCATAGAAGACACTTGTGTAAGAATATCTGACTGAGTAAGTACGCCATATCCGAATTTTACTTTGTATGTTTTGCCATTCGCTGAAAAACTAAACATAAATTATCCTCCCTGTTTTACATCTTATTCAGCAGCCGCTGTCGGCTCAATTTTGGTATCCAGTCCCTTATATGTATTGATGATAAGAGAAATAGACATGGTTGCTGCTTCGTTCTGTGCAATTTCTGGCATTGGAATTTCACGACCGCATTCTGCAATAACAAAGAATGAGTCGGACATATCCGGGAACGACACCTGAAACCAAGTTGCCAATCCTGTAGTTTTTGCAGCTTTAGAATCTTCGTACAGTTTTTTAATCTGTTTAACAGATTTGTCTGGATCCATGATGAATTCAATTTCCCATGTACCACCTGTATCCTGTCTACCAGCTGCATACTGTGTCAGATAATCTTCCAGTGCAGAAACGTCAATCTGTTCTGTATCAAGAGAAATACCGCCGATGGAAGAGGCTTCTTCCAACTGTGTGAATTTGGTAGGCTTTGTGCCTTTCACGGTTTCAACGGCATATGAAAATTTCACACCAAGTGTAGTTAATCGTGCCATTTTGGCTCCTTTCTGCCTTTCGGCTATAACTTATTGCAATAAAAAAGAGCCTTAATGGCTCTGGTTCTAGTACGTAACCCTGTACCGGGAGATAAAAGGATCACCTCCTTCTAGTCTTCTTTGCTTGCCTGCTTTACAATCTGATTTACATAATTACTAAGTCCTGCAACGAGGATTCCCTGTGTGATTGCGGTAAAAATTGCCATTGCGATTTCCTGTGCGCCAGATATAGCGCATGTAGCAATAACATAAATTCCACAAATCAGAATGCCTAAAGCACCAAGGATTGCCGGAATATATTTGTCCGGTATGACTTCGGATTTTTTGATTCCCATTCCGATAAAGTACAGTACTACGGCTACAATTAGAAGTTCCGGCTTCACATAGTTCATAATCTGTTCCATGTTTTCTCACTCCTTTCCTAGAGTAATGTGCCAGTATATATCCGGCTATATCTGCTAACAACACGTTTTATGCTGTTATCAGCATTATTTTGTCTTACGGGCCCGTATATCCTACGAAAACCCATGCCAACCATAGCCTTGTGACTGGCATCGTCAATTTCATATGCTTTTGAAGAAGCTTTTGAACCAACCGCATAGGATTCTGATTGGAAAGATGGCGTTGTCGCGCACTCATCCCCCTCAAGATTGCCACGTGATGTTGGATTTCCAAGCAAGAACAAACGTGCGTAAACTCTTTTGTTTGAAGCTACCGTCTGACTTTCGTCATTAGAAAAGTTTCCTTTTCCTACAACGGGTTCAATAGTTGCTTTCCATCGTTCAAATACGTCTGAAACTGGATTTTTTACTACATCTGGCATCTCTGTCACCACCTTATTTTGAGCATAGAAAAAGCACCCACCATTCCGGTAGATGCTTTTATATCTTACAGTATACATAAAACAGACGTTATATTCAGTAAGAAAAGGTGCTATGTTTTTATGCAGAAAACACTTCTTTTGCGATTCTACGGATATTCTGCATAATTTCTACGCTTGCTTTGTACACGGGCATTGTAGCCTCCGTACCGTAAGAACGTACCCATTCGCCAGAATCTGCCACATATACCCACGATTCGTTTTTTCCTTTTCCCTGTCCGTAGGAACCAATGGTATATCCGAATTCTTCTCCTTTTGGATGGGGACTTGTTCCTGCCGGAGTGTTGTACGAAATACCAGCACCGAATTCTATGAACAAAAGTCCAGAGCCTTCGCACACAAGAGTTGCCTGCGCATAATTTCCGAACCTGTTGATTTTGATGTAGGTATTGTGGTTCCTGTCAGAATCTCCCTGTGCCAACATAATATTTTCGTCTATGACAGGAATTCCCAATTCGCAAAGCCTTTTAAGAAATACTTCATTTTTATCGCAAAGACTGTTTTGATATGCTTTCAATTCTTTGATTGCATTTCCAATAGACTTTTGGCTCAGATTGCATTTGATTACTCGTCCGCTCATTCTTCTGCACCTATCTTTTTAATTCCATATCTAGCCAGATTTCCTCTTTGCGTATCAAGGATTTTCTTCAAACGATAATCTGGCGGTGTTGTAGGAATACCATCTTCCAGAACCAGATTTCCCAGTGTGTCAACCTGTGGCACGGTATCAATCCAAAATACATCTCCCTCTTGCGGATGGAAAGAACGGTTGAAAGAAGTAATGTATCTGTCGTAATCCGGCACGATTCCTGCCGATATTTCCTCTGGCGTTCCTGCGGTAGATGATACAGAAAACTTAAAGCTTTGCGGTTGACTGTATGTCGATACGGTATCTATTCCCTCAAGTATTTCGGTTACTTTTGACCAGTGCACGGTCTGTTTCTGTCTTTTTAATCCTCTCATAATACTTTCTCCAATGCAAAAAGGGGGAGCATTTCTGCTCTCCAATAAATGGTTGATTGTTTATTTTATTTCAGTTTCGTTCTACACTTCTTCAGATTTATCCATCTCAGAATCTACATTGTTCAAGATTGCGAACACATCTGTCCTCCGACTTCAATCTTTACTCTCATGTCTTTTCTCCTGTTCTTAATCAATATAAGCCCTCTTCCATGAACTACCTCCTAAAAAATAAGTACACCATCATCATTTACAGCTGGCATAATAGGGTTTTCATTTATGCAATCATTTTTTCTACTCCAACAGGGGACACATAAGTAAATTGGTTTCCTAAAACATCTTTTGCAACGCCAATTACAAAGCATCCGTAATCGGCAAGCATATTGCACACAAATTCCTCTGCTTCAACCCAATATTGTTTCTTGACCATACGGTGAAGTTCTGGTAGCAAGCCATAACTGAACATCGCACAATGCCCTAATTCATGGATAAACACGCGGTTCAGAAGTTCTCCACGCAGATTATTTGCAATCGAAATTATCATTGTAGAATAATCCGATACCGCAAGTGTTCTCTGACCTGTGCGGTCAATTAACATGCTGTCGTGCGGAGATACGAACTGCACTCTCCATAGGTCTCCGTTCATATAGAATTGTCTTAGCATGGTTTATCACCATCCCTTTCAAATTAACTCAAGTTCTTTGAATACTTCAAAAATCTTCGGAGATTGAATCGCAAACCAATCAACTGTGGTTTCATCCTGTCCGAACTGTTCCATATGTTGCCAATTGCACTGCAATCCACTTTCCGACAAGAATGCATGAATAATTTCGTGTCTCAACTGCTTTTTCTGTAAGAAGTCAAAATCACCAACGTTATTTACGTTGTCCGTTCTGATAACAATTTCCTTTGCAGTATTATCTGTAAAGCCGTCAATATCTGCATTTTTAAGTTCTTTTAGAATAATTCTGTAATTCGTTCCAAGAACATTTATTACACATTTTTCCATCATCAATCTCCCTAATTAAAAAGCCCCTGTTACATTCCTGTAACAAGGGCAAAATTCATTTAATATTCAATTCATCTGCTGTATCAGACGAGTTAAGTCGGTTTTCATCGACTGTCTAAGAGTCGCATCTGCATCTGACCACATCTCTGTAAGATTTCTGACGATATCGGATGTATATTCTTTCATAGAATCATCCATTTTTCTCTTAGATTCTGTATCATTGGAATCATGGTAATGCCTGCGATTCTCGCTGTATCTGTCATAGCTTTCGCCATATCTGGACTGCTTATGGTTCATTCCATCCATTCTCATATCACTACGATCTGGATGATATCCCATGCGGTACATATTACGTTCAAACTCTGGATTGTTCAGATACTCGTCCATCCAGTCATCATCTTCCATGTACAAATATGGTTTATATCCCATACGACTTCCTTTGCCTTTCGGGGCAAATCTTCCATTGGAATAACGATACCTGTCATATCCCATGCGTCCAAGATACTTTTCTTCCTGTTCGCATTCGTCCATAGCTTCTACGATTCTGTAATCTTTATCCGCACAAATCGCACACTTTACGGATTCCATGCAGTCTTTCAGATCGTCCCAGTCTTGAGCACTGAGATTATCAAAGCCATGTGTTTTGGCTTTTTCCATAGCCCATTTTCCCATTTCCATTGCAACTTTATGCATTACAGTGCCCCCTTTCTAACAGCCTGTGTAACAGGTGTGTCTGTTGTTGGGGCTGTACCATTAATTGCAGTTAAATTATTACTCGGACTACAAGCCGGGTTTCCTAGCATCTTGAATACTCCACCAGTTGCACTTGTAGCTACTCTGGTTGCGTACTTCGTTCTGGTTCTTACGCCACAAGCTGTAACCTGTGCGCAGCAACGATTCTCTAGCGGATACAAAGTTGTTCCTGTTCCTATTTGAATCATTACCGGGGCAGTAATCGTAGTGGCTTCTGGTATGCTTTGTGCGATAACAATGCAATACTTTTCTCCATTGGAATAACTGCCTGCCGGAAGTGTGATTACAAGATTACCCCCTGTAAACGCAACAGCTTGACTGATTACAAGATGACCGCAAAGTTTACAAACATTCTTACAACTCATATTTCTACCTCTCAATCAAATAAGAGGTGAGCCGTAACCCACCTCTTAGAATTAGTCAACCTCTAAGGGCGAATTACTTAGCAGCAACCGTTGTTATATCCGTTGCATCCACCGTAGTAGGTGTTTGGATTCGGAACAACGTATGCCGGGATGGCTGCCGGATTAATTGCATTGATTAACTGCTGAGTCTGAGAAGCCATAGCAGTTGTAAGTAATGCAGACTGGCGATCCTGAGATGCAGCACGTTTCAGGTCAGAGTTCTCAGCCTGTAACGTTGCAATCTTATCATTTACCATAAAGTCAAGTATTGCTCTAGCATTGCTGTTCTGGTTTTCGATAAGGTCTCTGGTGTTGTTATTCATTGTGTTCTGAAGTGCACAAGTGTTGGTTGCCAGGTTGTAGTTGATACCCTGGATAGCTTCCCTTGTTTCACAGCAACAATTTGCTAACTGAGACTGTAATGCATTGGTATTCTGCATATTTGCTACAGTGTCAGCATTAATTGCCTGCTGAACGCCATTGAAGCCCTGAAGCATTCCAACGTTCATGCCGTTGAAACCACTCTGCATGGTATTGTTGAGTGCATATGTGCTGTCACAGATACCCTGCTGAATACCTCTGATACCGT